CCGATCTTCAACCGATCGAGTCACTATTGAAGGAACGATGTGAACATAAAAAGTATTTTGATCCCTGTATCATCGAGACACTCAACGCATCGAAGAGAGAAATCCTGGAGCATGCACTTCTTGGACACGGGGATCTGAAGCCCGACGTTCTGTGTATAACAGAATGGGACAAGAGAGATGCGACTCGAAAAAAAATCATGTTTGTGGCTATGAAGGATGTGATCGAATCACTGATGCAGTATGACTTTTCCATCAGGGATTCGAAAACGGTTGTTGAACTTGGACCGTCGTTTACTTTTCAACGCAAGGGTGGTGATGGTGGACGCAAGAGTGCCAATGATATCCAGTTCAAGATTGTTCCATCTCTATTGGACGTTACATATCCTGTAGTAATTCATCTAACACATTGACAACGATACTGTTACCAATGTAGAACAACATGTTATCCTTGGGTCCGTAACGATACTCCGGGCTAAACCCTGACATTTGAAGTGCCTCTTTGATGGTAAGTTTTCTAATCTTCCCATCAATTTCGTATAGACCCGTTTTTGAACCCGGACCACCGGATGATGCACATATCGTCGGCCCGTAGTCGTCGATGGAGTACACGCGTTCACCCTGGCGTCCACCCTTTCCTGTTTTTTTGTTTATGAGTGTATACTTCATCCGACCCTTGGCGGGTTTGAGAATATACTTTTCTTCGTAGTTGAAGAAGTCTTCTACGGTATGATCGATGATTGTCGACACTGGTGTGATCGGCTTGTTGACGGGTCGAAATTTGTACTTGGTGTCCTTATCACAAATGATGTATATACGTTGCCTCGATTGAGGAGATCCGTAGTGTTTGGAATCCAACACTTTGTAGGAAACTTTGTAGCCTCGATCTTCCAGTGACGAGATGATAATTCGAAATGTTTCACCATTGTGAATGGTGTGCAAATTTTTTACATTTTCCAGAATAATTTTTTGTGGAGATTTGGCATCGATGATATCCAGGATCTTGTAAAAAAGATTCCCCTTGACCTGGTCCCGGAACCCTTCTTTTTTACCGGCGATGCTGAAAGGTTGACACGGAAACCCGGCACACATGATATCAAAATCTGGCATAGAGTCGATGTCGATCGCATTGATGTCACCATGTGGCTCGATGCCATAGTTTTCATGATAGATTCTCCTTACCCTTTCATCGAGGTCGCACGCAAACACACATTGGTAACCCTGTTCCAACTTATCGAAGGCTGTATGAAATGCACCTAGTCCACAAAATAGATCTGCATAGCGTTTACCGGTCATACTCTTTTTAATGACATATCCTTAAAGTGTATTAAAGTTGATACATGCTTGTAGAGTAAGTATGAGTCTTAACTATTATAAATGTGAGACTGAGAAGGTTTGCAAATCCAAGGGGTGGGACAAGGTAAATGTTGACACTGTGTGGCTACTCCTCACCGAAGAGTTTGGTGAACTCGCGTCTGCGATCCGACAGTATAAGAAGAAATATAAGAAGATGAACCTGAAGAAGGAGCGTGGGACAGATGTCATGATGGAGATGGGCGACGTATTCAGTTACCTGTTCCAGCTCGCACACATGTTGAACGTGGATCTAGATAAGATGTGGTCAGAACATAAACAGAAGATCAAGACAAAAAATTATAATGTAGCATAGTATCAAGATGAGTGTACGAATGCTCGACGATGATGCCTTGATGAACAAGGTTAACCCCTTTGTCACTTCAGGCCCAGGCACTGTTCGTCGCGTTGAAAAATTTTCCAGTTTCAAATACCCCGACGAACAGGATGCTCAGTTTGAAGTGCGTGAAGAAGGTCCCTTGTATTCTCGGGGTATGTACATGGGTGGACCTAAGAAGGAACCACTGTGTCCAATGTCTAGACCCTTGTATCCTCAGAGGAATATAGACACGGGATTTACAGGATACAAGAAGGGTAAGATTTTAGTGGAAAAGGTTCGGGGAAAGAGGGTGTTTCCTAGGTGGATGCTCGCTGTCGCGATCCTCATAGTTCTAGTTCTATTAATCTCAAGACGTTGAAGAATCGTTCGAGGCGATTGACATTCGTGCAGCGTTCGATGACATCTGGTAGGATATCTTTGCAAAAGGTACTCACAAACTCCCTTTGCCAAGAGCATCTCTTATTGACGTACGGGGGATCGAATGTTGGGTCCAGGATTTTGATTGTATTCATGAGACGAAGTTGGGTACGGATGTTACTGAAGGCGTAACTCAGTATATTCTCGAGCATGATGGTTGCCATTTTCTGCCGTGTTTCCACGTTCTTTTCAATCATGGTATCAATGAACTTTTCGTAACGAACACCCTGTGTTCTGGATACGATCTTGGTCCAGTCACCGATCGGTGCTGCATCTAGGTAATCCACGAAGGTTTTGTATCCTTCGTCATTGACATATTTAGAATAGAGAACTTCGATGTAGGAACGATCTTCTTCTACATCGTGGATGACGTGGGCGGATTTGAGGATGGAAGTCATAAAGTAAAAAGCAATGATTTCTTTAACCTAAGTACACCCCTTTATATGGATTGTATACATCATGTACAGTTCAGTTGCAAACACGACATTCTCGTACCTCCTGACACTCGATGAGTTCAGGCGTACGTTCCCCTCCAACAAGATGCCTTCTTGGGTAAAGATCACGACCATCACGATGATTTCTGGCTTTAGCGAAGAAGTAAAGATTGATATCGAGAAGATCAAGTCTTTATTTGCTGATCCCGATGAGTCTATGAAGAAATTCCAATCGGGAGTTCCGTTCAATTGGAGTCTCAAGACGTCTACGACCTTTTACAACCAGGTCACATTGACGTATACAGATACCTACAGTACGAAGTCTATCAAGATTTTCCCCAATGGTAGCATCCAAGTCGCTGGCTGTTCCGATCTTTTCGACTGTCAACGTATCATCAAGAATCTGAACATATTTTTCAAGGATGTACTCGGCCTTGAAAATGAACTGTCCCCCGAAACCTTCAGGGTGGTGATGATCAATTCAAACTTCAGTTTGAACTATAACGTGAATCTCCACCTCACGGCCCGACACTTTGAGATGTGTGATGATCTCTTCGAGGTATCCTTTGAACCCGATCGTTACTCTGCAGTAAAGATTAAGTTCAAACCCGCAGAAGATATGAAACGTATCACGACGAGTATCTTCAGTACAGGGAAGGTTATTATCACCGGTGCCGAGACACTCAAGGAAATCGCATTTGCCTACAATATCATCAATCACCATATCAATGAATGTCAGAACATCAGGGTGTCACCTACCCAGGTGACCGATGTATTTGATGTTTTCATGGGATACAAATGCCAGGACCTGATCCAGGAACTGAAGAAGAAAGATTTTCATTCATGGACAAAGACAATTGTCAACAACCAAATTAATTTCTAATTTTATATTAAATGTCTCAACGACTTGGTATGGCCGACGGGAGGTGTTTCACCATCAACACTTCCTCGCGACTTTTGAACAATTACATCATGACCAACAATGAAGTCGATTACGTCGACAACTACAAGTACCGCCAACTTCTCCAGAGCAAGGGTCCCGAACTCATCGATGTCGTGACCAACCAACAGGTTGTCGCCGAAGATGGCAACTGCCAAAGGTGTGACAAGCCTCTCCTTAAGGTTGCGGGTATATATTAAAAAAAGTTTAGTTGTGTAAACCAGGGAAATGTCGACGTGTTCTATATGTCTAAACCAGGTTAGGATGACCCGAACCAATCCCCCACTTCGATGTGGACATGTGTTTCACTCAGAATGTATAGAGCAGTGGAAAGAACAGGGTAAAAATACATGTCCAGAGTGTCGAAAGGTGTTCGATGTATCCAACTTCAAGGTGACACTGACCGTTGAGAACAATTACAACGCGACATCGAATGTCATATCGATGAATGACGATATGATATTCAACGTGATGGATATCTTTGATATATCCTTTGACGTCGAGGACGTCGTTGACCTAGACGCTCTTCTTTCGGATATTGGATCGAGTCTTGCCGACATTGATCCCCTTGTTCTTGACACAGAATGAGCTACAATACGTATTGTAATTTAAACTGCCATAATTTCGACTCGCTTTTCTAGGATCCTTGATGACCTGCCCCTTCGCATCCTTTAACAAAGGGCCAGTAGCCCAACCTCGCTTATGACTGAAGACATTCACTCGTATCTTCATAATTTTACCCACAACGACTGTCGGTATTTTACGTGTCGACACCTTGAAGAACTTAGCGATGCTGGTCTTCGTGTCTCCATCTTTTGGTCGATATTCCACCAGGCCATGCTGTTTGTAAAAGTGAAAGTCACCGTTATTGAATGGTGTCATCTTCTTCTTACCAGTCACAAACATCATGACCTTGTAGTACCCCTTCTTGCATCTCGTGTTTCCCTTGACGACGTAGACCTTTTTAGGATTGTCAGAAACGACGCGTTGTGGTAGATTTTTACAGTTCGTGTACGAATGATACCACTTGGAGCGACCACTTCTATCTCCCGGTACACTCTTCTGGTGACGATACTTTTCGTAATCACCGACAGCGTATGCGTAGCAGTTGTTGTTACCTATACCAATCGACGTTCCCCAGTACTTATTCGTAAAGGTGGGTTCAGAACCGCTCAATGGCGGCTGACGACGGCTCATTTATATTATGTTCCTATATTATAAATGATCCTTGATATTGCCGCCACAAAGAAGACCGAAGACCGCGTGAAGCTCGTGACACTGTATACAGTCATCATCCTCATCAGCACCTTCCTTCTTCGATTTCTCTGGAACGAGTCCCTGGTAAAGCACATCACCGTACTCAAACCTATCAAGTCTCTACTTGACGCTTTTCTTCTTTCGGTCGCTCTGATGGTACTCCGTGGTTGTTAAACCTCCTTGTAGCCAACATGCTTCTCACCATTGGGAGCAACAATCGTAGGGAACGCGTCGACATCTTCGCAGTTACCCTTGTCACAGTCAACAAATGTGAAAGGCTTTTTGACCTTCTTCATATGTTCAAGCTGTTTCCGAGTCCAACCACACCCCATGGTCCCGAAAATAGTCCACCCCTTTTCCCCGGGAGCTACAGCCTGGGTAGTACCAGTCTTCATTAGAATGTAGGCATTGACGAGAATGAGAACAGCGAACGCGATCATAATTATAGTATACGCAGATATTAAAATGTCTTCAACTGTGTTGTCTATGGGAAACAAAAACGTGACGCTCAAATACACCAGGAAAATGCCCCGTGGTGAAGTTGAGCGGATGAAATCGTTCGTCACCAAAGGGGGTGAGAAACTTGTCAAGACTCCGAAGTTTAAGGTACTGTCTATGATCGACGAGGGTACGAAGCGGATCTTCAAGGTCGTGCTCTAACGATACCAGGGCGTTTTTTGGGTTTCGCTTTACCCGCCTTGAGAATTGCGATTGCCCTCGCTTTAGCCGCATCCTTGTTCACTGGTGTTAT